CTCCAGAAAAATGGGGGCGGACAACACGCCCGCCCCCGCCTTCATCAGCTCAGGTCGGCGATCACGGAGCTGGCCTTCTCGTTGCGGGCAACGAGGGTCCATTCCTTCGTGATCAGCCACTTTTCGGCGTCGCCAGTGGCGCCGAGCTGCTTGGTCTTCATGCCGTCCAGCGTGGCGATGGCCCACATGTCGGGATCGACGATGAGCACGTCACGCGACAGCCCGTACGGGTGCGGGATGAGCGTGATCTTGCCGAAGTCCGACAGATACGTGTCGGCCGCGCCCATGATCGTAGCCATGCCCGTCGTTCCGGTGTCGGTGCGTTGCGCACTGATGCCGGTGAACGCCGAGAACGCCTGCTTGTGGGTCGCGCCCATGTAGGCCTGATACCCACGCGCCGTCGATCCGCCGCGGGAGTTGAACAGGTTCGCCATGACGGTCTTGAGCAGCGATTCCGTCAGCGCGCGCTGCGTGCCGTTGGTGGCCGCAGACACGACGCCGCCGGAGAAGCCGCCGTCAGCGCCGGAACCGCCGCCCCGGCTGTCGTTGGTCGTGATCCAGGCCAGCGCGCCCGCGCTCTTGCGGGTCGTGGCGCCGGATTCGTTCACCGAGGCGTAGTTCCCGATGGCGCGGGCCTCGATGTCGCGGCGAAGCTCAAGGCCGCGAATGGCCTTGTGGCGCGCCGTTTCCGTGTCGCGCCCTGCCTTGTTCACGATGTCCGTGGTGCGGGAGATCGTGAACGCCTTCGCGCTGATCTGGCAGTAGTTGCCAAGGCGCGTCGGGTTGTTGCCGGCGGCGGCGGCGTAGTCGTCGCCTTCGAGCTGGGCGTTGGTCGCGTCCGGGTTGGCGAGGGTTTCGGTCTGCCACTCGTGAAAACGGGCGGTGGCCGAAACCTTGCCGATGTTGGACGTGAAGGACGTGTCTTCGGGAGCGACGCGATAGATCACGTCCTCCAGGTCTTCGCGCTGACCGACGAGAGTCGTCGTCAGCACCGCATTGGTTGGTGCAGTCATGCGTTAGCGCTTTCGGCTTTGGCCTCGCGCAACCAGCAGAGCCACTGCATCGTCGAGGCCGCCTGTCTTGGTCAGCTTCGTTTCGAGGCCCTGCAGTTCGCGGCCTTTTGAGACGACGCCTGCGCCGCGGACTGGAACAGCCTTCGGCGCGGGCGTGGGTTTGGGGGGAGCCTTGGCCTGCGCGCTCGTCTTCCGTTGCGCCTCCCGCCATTTCATCGCGTCATGCGCGAGGGCGAGTTCGACGGCGGAGATGTCCTGCAGGACGCCCGGCTGAAAACCCTGCTCGATGAGGAAACGCCCGACCTCGGCCCTTCTCTCCTGCGACGAGGCGAGTTCAGGGGCGATTGACTGCAGGCGTTCGCCTTCTTCGGCGAGGAAGCGCCGACGACCGAGTTCAGCGGCGCGTTGCGCTTCGGCTTCCAGAGCTTGTTGCTGCTCCTGCCTGTCCTGCAACGCCAGCTTCTCGGCCTCGTATTCGGCGCGGTAAGTCTGGAAGTTCTCGAAATCCTCGCGGGCAAAGCGCGGCCAGTCCACGTCGCCCCACTTGGCGTCGAAAGCCTGCTGCTCGCTCACGGCGATCTGCTGTAGCTGCGGCGCCCATTGCTGGTACCGCTCCGCAATCTGCGTCACGACGTTCGTCAGTTCGCTCTTTTCCTGGTGCGCCAGCGCCACCGCGCGGTCGCGGTCGGCCTCACGGCGGGCGACCACTTCCTGCACTTCGGGCGTGAGGCTCTGCCACACCGCGGCGTCTTCCTTCGACCATGAACGCGGCGGGTCGATCTGCGGCGCAGGCTCTTCCTCGAGCTCGGCCTCCGGTTCTTCAACCTCTGCTTCGGCCTCGGCTTCCGGTTGCGCTTCCGGTTCAGGCTCGGGTTGCGGCGCGGCTTCGGCCTGCGCTTCCGGCTCCTGCTTCTTCTCTTCTTCCGGCGGCGCTTCGACAGGTTGCGCAAGGAGGTTCACTGCCGCGTCAAGCGACAGGGATTCACCGTCTGCCATGCATGGTTTCCTAGACTACCGGGTCGCGCCCGTTGAGGATTTCAGCCACCGCGTCGGAGCCCTTCTGCAGGCTGCCGGCGTTGACCGTTTCGATGAGCACCGCGCGCGCGGAGGCGAGCACATAGAGCGAATGATAAAGCCGCTCGCGCTTGTCCGTTTCGGAGGGCTTGGTATCCATCCACTCCTGAAACAGGCGCTGCTTGACCGCCTCGAACGCCTCTTGGGTCATGGTCAGTTCGGCCGCGGCGGCGTTGCCGCGCGTGCGGACCTCTGCCGGGCTCAGGCGATCAGCAGCCAAAGCAGGTCCTCGTCATCGTCTGTTGCAAAAACGCTCTCGCCTCGCTTCGCCGTACTCTTGATCCGGTCTCTATTTTGCAGATCGGCCGCAGCGGTCGCGAAAGCCGGGCGAAGCGTCGCAATTTCATTCCGGTCGTTTGCCGGATAGAGCCACGGCTTGCCTCTTGTTCCTGGGTCGCGCTCTTCGGCCGCTGAAACGTCAAAGACGCCGATGTCGAAGACATTGCCGTCGAAAACGCCCACTGCCTATTCCCAGCCATAGACCGGCTGCCATACGAAGTTGATCACCTGCGAGGCCGTGGCGGTGCCTGCGAGAAACTTGCCGACGAGCTGCACGAACTCGCCCGGGTTGACGAAGATCGGCGCGTCTCCAAAATCGACATCAATCGCTCCCATCTGCGGCTGGGCGCCGACAGGCGCGCCGACCGCCCACGTCATGAAGCCAAGCGCCACGCGGCGCGGCGCCTTGGTCGTCGCCGCTTCCGCTGTCGCCAGCGATACAGCGTTGTGCCCAAAGGCGAGCGAGAACTGCACGGTCGTCGCCGTGGTCGCCACCGCCGCGCCGAGGTTCACCGCATCGATCCGCACGCCGCGGATGACGCAGCGCCGGCCCTGCACGTTCGCCGTGCCTGCGGGGATATGATAGCTCCCCCAGATGCCGTCCGTGGCCGCCGCAATCGCTGCCGTGACCGCTCCTTGCCCGCCGAGACCGGCGGGGAGGTTGGCCGTGAGCGCGGTGTTAGAGGGCGCAGCCGCAGTCGGGTTGGTCGAGTTCGGATAGGTCGCCAGCAGACCCATCGTGCCGCCAGAAAGGCCCTGATAGGAGCCGTAAATGCGCTGCCCGAGGATCGAGGCCGTCATGGCGATGTTCGGGCCGCCGACGCTGACGGTGTAGTTGTTCAGGACGAAGGAGAGCGCCGCGCCCGCCGCGCCGCCGGCGATTGCGTGGCGCAGTGCAAAGGGCAGCGACGTGGACATGCACGGCTGGCCCTGGCCGACCGGCGTCTCGATCGATCCATAGAGCACGCCGTCAATCCAGAACTCGACCTCGCGCTCGTGCATCGCGATGATGAATTGATACTTCTGGTTGTTCGCGTAGGTGAAGCTGAAGGGCGAGGTCGTCGTTTCCGTGCCGTTGAAGTTGACGACGCCGAACACGCCCGCCGAGGTCTGGCGGAAATAGACGCCATCGGTCGGCGCGTAGGGCGTGGTCGTGGCGTTGCGGAACAGACCGAAGTCGATCGCTGTGTTCGTCGTCGGCTGGGCGTTGTACGAGCCCTCGATCTCGCAATAGAGCTGCGACGACCCAAGCAGCGGAAACTCCGCATAGGTCACGAACGACGTGCCGGTCGTCGTCGTCGTGATGTTGCCGCTGTTGGTGGTCAGGCCCGACGCTGACCACGCATTCGTCATCGTGGTATTGCGGTAGATGTGCTTACCGGTGTTCTGGGCCGTGTAATTGAAGGTCTCGTTGTCGAAAATCGCCTCATGAGCGACCCGCAGACGGTAGTCGTCGTCAGTCTCCGGGGAAACGAGGTACGCCGTACCCGTCTTCGTCCCGTCATCGTTCTGCGAAAATAGGCGCACGCCGCCCACTTGCGCCGGGTTCGCGCCCGTATCGAGCGAGACCTTCAGGCGTTTGTTTGAGTCGACATCGACAATATTGCTGTCAGAGCCCGATTGGATCTGGGCCATTCTATCCCCTCAGAACATTGAAGACGCGCTGCCCCGTAACCGGTCCCGGCACAGCATGGATGTATGCCCGCGCCGAGTTGGTTCCGACGCCCTTCGCGGCGCAGGCAAACCCGTCCATTTCGTATTCGTCGCTCTCGCCGCTCGGCTGCATCAGGATCGACTGCCCAGCCGCGACGCCCGTCAGCGGGAACGTGAACGCCTTCGACCAAACGGGAACAGTCCCGAAGTCGAGCGTGACCTGATCAAGCGTGACGCTGCCGGCGCCGGCGGCGATCGCGGCGTCCACTTCAGCGGACGTGTAGTAGTCACCCGCATCCGCCTCGGCCATTGTGCCAAGGCCGGAAAGCGTGTGCGCCTCGTTCCAGGCGTTCGAGCTGATCTTTCCGTCACCGCTGTCGGGCTCCGCCGACTGCGTTGTGTGCGTGACGGTGACGGGCACTACTCAATCCCCTCGGGGCGGCCATCTTCGCCGCGAATGAGCTTTTTCGGTCTCGACATGGCGGCCGCAAGCGCCTCAAGCCCCTTGCCTATCGCCTCCCCACTACGGTCTGGCTTGGGCTCAGGCTTTTCCGCCGGCTCTTTCGGCTCCTTCGTGCGCGATTGGCGCTCCGCGTGACGGTCGGCCATTTCCACGGTGCGCGCTTCGCGACCGTCCTCAAGGCGGGCCGCCTCGATCTCGCGCGTTTGCTGCATCTCGCGCTCACGCACCGACAGGTCGCGCTCTTTGATGTCCAGTTCCCGGCGCTTGGCTTCCATCTCAGCCTGGAACTTCTCCAAATCCAGTTGAATGCGCGCCATCTCGATCTGGTGCTTCCGCTCGGCGTCAGTCGCCTGCTGTTGCGCCTGAAACACCGCCAGTTCGTGTTGCCTTGCCTTGTCTTCCGCCTCGATCTGCGCGCGCGCCATGTCGTCACGCTGCTGCATCTCGGAGAGTTGCATGTCCTTCTGGAACTGCATCTGCGTGTGCCGTTCCTTCATCGCCATCTCTTCGCGCTTGGCTTCCTGATCCATCTGCGCCTTGACGATCTGCGGATCTGGCGGCGGCGGCTGCTTGGCCTCGGGATTCGCTTCAGGGTCTGTGTAAAATTCCGTCACGCCCTTGATGTTCGCGCGCTCTGCCCGCTTTACCGCCAGCGCGTAGAGGTTCTTGGCGGAAACCACCTTGCCGTCGATCGCGCCGCTAGCCTGCGCCTCCACGATGACCGCCATGTCCTGCTTGATCGCCTCCAGCAGCATCAGGTCGTATTCACGCCCCCCGCCCATGCCGATCTCGATCGTCATGTCCTTGCGCGTGCCCCATGAAGTCGGGTCCGCGGCGATGAACTGTCCCTTGATGCGGGCCGTGATCTGCGACGGGCCGTGTTCACGCAGCATCTGGTGCACGCCGACGAAGAGGTCGCGGAACAGCGTCTCGGCCAGCGTGCGGGCAATGAGTCGAAGCCGCCTCTGCGCCGCCTGCATGAGCTGCTGAGCGCCCTTGGCGGTGTCGTGCAGCGTGTCGGGATTGAGCCCCTGCGCATTGCGGACGATGCCCGTGCGCTGTTCGGCGACAGTCGCCACATATTCCAGCGCTGCGAACGGGTCAAAGCCCAGCGCGCCCGGCGGGATCGCCGTCACCGTGCCTGCCTGCTTCACCCGCACCGGCATGCCCGGCTGGTTGTTCAAGAGGTCGGAAATCGTGTGCTCGCTGGACGTGCTCTCCACGACCTCATGGCGCTGGTTCACCGCGAAGAACGCCGTATCAAGCGTCAGGCGCATGAGCGCGGTCTTGATGCGCTGGATTTCCAGCAGAAGGTCCGCCAGAGACCGGCCATAGAAGCGGTGCGGCGCACGGTACGGCGTGCCGGCCGCGAACGGCACCTGGCTCAGCTTCGTCTTCTGGAGCAGCACGCCTTCGTGCTCGTCGGTCTCGACCTGCCAGATTTCCGGCTGGCCGTCGCCGTCCGCGTCCACGCGGATGATGTGCTTGTAGATCAGCACGGTCCGCAGATCGTGCGTGGACTCAGAGGCGCCGGTATAGACCCGGTGCTCGCCGGCAAGGTCGCGCGCCTGGTCCAGAAGCTGCGGATACGCCTGCGAGTAGACCGGGAGTTCGTCCACAATCTCAGGATCAAAGCCCCGCGCCTTCAGGTCCTGCGCCCGTGGCCGCGTCCGCATCACACAATAGGTCGTGTCCGCCAGCCGCTTGGTGTCGCGCGCAACCGCGAAGTCCTCCGGCGCCACCACGTCCACCTTGACGCACTTGTCGGTGTTCTTGCGGCGGATGGTGACGTCGTAAAGCGGCTCGCCGGACATGTCGTCCACGCCCGCCTCTTTGATCTCCACCAGTTCGCCGTCCTGGAGCGCAAGCTGCACCTCGGCGCCCGTGGCGCGCTCAAGGTCCGTGTCCTCGTACTGTTCGTCTTCCTCGGACCACCAGTGATAAACGCCCACCTTGGTCAGCAGCGCGTCGTGGATGGCGTCGTGGACGAGGCGAAAGCCGTCGTTCTCGTTCATGATGACGTGATTGACGACCTGCGTTTCCTGCTCGGCGGCCCTCACGTCTTCCTCGCCCACAGGCCGAAAGGAGCCAAGCTCCTCCCCGCCGATGAAAATCTCGATGAGGTCCGGAAGCGCTGTGTGCACCGCATCGGCCACGTCCGAACTCACCACCTTGGAGCGGTTCGGCAGGGCCGGCACGTCGTCCATCTGGCCCTTGTAGTATTCAAGGGCCACTTCCCGCTCTTCCAGGATCGTGTCGCCGGTGTTGATGCCGATCGACAGACGGCGTTCCGCCTTCACGATGCTCAGGAAATCATCGTCCGTGAGAACGAGCTTCTTGCTCTCGTCCTCACGACCCTCACGCTGTTCGGCGCGTTCGTTTTCTGCGCCGTTCAGGTAAGCCACGTCACCAGTACCCGACGATGCCTGTGGCAGTCGCGGCCGTCACGTGCGTCACCTCAAGGTAAAGCACCTGTCCCGCCGCCAGCGGCACCACGACGGCCGTCTGGCCTCCCGCGGTGTTCACTGTGGCCGTCCCCGCCACGGCGCACGACAGCCCCTTGACCGGGTTCGTCAGCACCGAAGCGCCCGCTGTGATCGCCACCGCGTTCTGGAAGATGATGTCATTCGCCAGCGACATCGTTGCCCTCCGGCTGTGCGTTCTCAGGCTCAGGCGTCGCTTCCGGCTGCGCGCCGTGCTCCGCATCCCACTGCGCCAGCATCACGGCATGCAGGTCGTAGCGGTCGATGTAGGTGGCTTCGAGATGGGCCTTGTAGTCAGCGCGTGTCATGATCAAAGGCCCGTGACGACGAAGCCGAGGATGTACAGGTCCACCGTGGCCGCCGCGCCCTGTCCCGTCGTCAGCGACAGGTATGGCGTCGTCGTCAGCGGCTGTGCGCCGGCCGCGGCGATGGTGAGGTCCAGACCCGTCGCGAGCGAGGCAAGCGTGGTGTACGCCTGCCCTGAAGCGACGATTGCAGAGCCGCCCTTGGACGCCGCCGTGTAGATGCCGCCCGCAGCCGTGGTGAGGTTCGTGGTCGTGGACGCCGGGTTCAGCGCCGCGCGGATGCGGGTGATGAAGTAGTTGTTCGGCACGACGCCGCCGACCGGCACGAACTGCTGGTCGGTCGTCACGTTGAAGTTCGCTGCGACAAGCTTGAACAGCACCTGCTCGATGCCGAACGTCTGGGAAGTGGGGCCTTGGGCTGACACTAGACTGCTCCGAAGTTGGGGAGTTGAAGCTGCGCCGCCTTTCGTGGCGCTTCGTACCCCAGCGCAAGGTAGCGAAACGCGTCCGCCGCATGGCTGGACCAATCGTGCAAGGGCCGCTGACGGAAGGCTTTCGTCTTCTCGTCGAACTCGCGGCGGTAATTCCTGAGAGCCTGAATGCCCCGCGCGCACCGCTTGGCGTCAAACCAGCACTGCGGGAGGATCATACGCACCGCGTTGATGCCGTCCTCCACGCGCTGCGCCGGCAGCACGCGGATGTTGCGCAGGCCAAGCCCCTCCAGCGTCTCCACGCGGGATCGGCCCGTGCCCAGCTCCTTCACCTGCGCATCGTGCGGCAAGATGTGCTCGCCCCACACCGCGGGGCGCTTCTGAAGCTCGCGCGCATAGTAGTCGAGCGCTTCCCCCGAAGCCTCGATGTAGTCCACCACACGGATCTCGCGGCCCGCCGCCTGGAACATCCAGATCGCCGTCGCGTCATCGATCCCCAAGTCCCATGCCGTGTGCACCTGCAGGCCGCGCTCCGGGGCCACTACAGTCACGCGGCCATCTTCCTCCGCCGTCTGCATGTCGCGGGCGTAGTAGGCGCCGACCACGCCAGCCGAGAACGAACACTCGAACTCCTGCTGGTACTGGTCGTCCGTCATCTCGCGCTTTGCAGCCGCAAGCTCGCCCGCATCGATCAGGCGCGTCTCGCTGGCCTTGAGCACGAGGCGAAACCACTCAGGGTCGTCTCCCGCGCGGTCAAACACTTCGCGGAAGTGGTTGTCGCCCTTCGGCGTGCCAATGAAGGTCGCGCTGCCCTTGCGGTCAGCAAGCGCCGGCCGGATCACTTCCGACCATGCGCGCGGGTCCATGTCGCCGTATTCGTCCAGGCTTGCGTGGTCGAGATAGATGCCGCGCATCCGGTCGTAGTTGTCGGCGCCGTAGAGCCGGTAGCGCGCGCCGTTCGGATAATCGACCCGCAGTTCGCTCTCGTTGAAGCTCACGCCGGGGATCGGCGCGGAGAAGCGCTTGACGTAGTCCCACGCCACGTCCTTGGCCTGTGCGTAGAACGGCGCGATGTACGCCCCGCGCCAGTCGCTCTTTTGGGAGCGGAGCGCTTCACGAATGTCGTCGTTGATCGTGGCGACGGTCTTTCCCGCCCGGCGGTGGCATACCAGGCATCCCCAACGCTGCTTCCGCTCATGGAACGGCGCGAACTGCGGTCGCGGCGCGTAAGGGATGACTACGCGGGTTTGTCCGCCTGCCATGTGATGACGAACGCACCGCTGCCGTGGCCCTCGCCAGCGATATGCTGGGTGGCCTTGCCAAAGGCGCGGTCGTAAACTTCCCTGATAGCCCCGAGAGCGACGGTCTCGTTCTCAGACTTCAGCAAGAGCGCCAGCCGCTTGGTGGCTTCAGGCTCCATGCTTTTGGCGATGGCCTTGAGGTCTGCCGTCGCTTTGTTCGGCGTGCCCTTCTGGCGTCCGCCTATCCGTGTGCCCTTGGGTACAGGCATAAGCTATACTTACCTCTCTTAGCTCACCCCCTCGGCAGCGCCGACGTAGCGAACGCCAGCAGCTTGGGGAGGTTGGTGACGATGAGGAAGCCGACCGTGAGGAGCATGCCGTCGCCGATCTTGTTAAGCATGGACTGCCAGTTCATTGCTTGGTCTCCGACAAGTCCTTGATGTACCAGGCGCGCTCGCCCGTCAGCACCAATTTGCCGGCGTCGTTCCTGCGCGCCACAAGCCGTCTTGAAGCGCCCCGCCATTCCAGAAAGCGCACCACGCCGAACTCGGTTGAGTAACGATCAATCACGTCTCTCATTGCTTCATCTTCTCCTCCAGCTCGTTGTTGAGCTGGTCTTGCTGGGATTCAGCCTTGACGACGGTGGAGCCGAACCAGACGCCGCCTTCATAGGCTCCACGGGTGGCGAGCGCGCCAATGCCGGTGAAGACGATGGCGATGGCCAGCGCGTAGACGATGTGCATGTGGCGGCCTTCGGCCTTGCCGAGAGCGCGGCCGGCGGCGTGGCCCTTGTCGTAGGCTTCCTCGGCGCTGCGCTGCTGGATGACGGCCATGACGCGCTGGTCGATCTCGGAGGAGAGGTTCTCCTTGACGAGGGCTGCAGCGCTCTCGGCGACGTTCTTGACCGCCTGTGCGCGCTTTTGCGCTTCGTCGCGCATGTCGTGGACGCGGGGGGTGGTCATTCGGCGGCGATCTGCTCGGGGGGCGCGACGCACGCGTCCATCCACTTAGGCGGCGCCTCTCCCTCTTCCGGCGCCGTGAGGCTCAGATGGCGGTCGATGGCCGCTCGGGCTTTGGCGAGGCGCTCGGTCTGTTCCCTGTGCTCGCGCTCAATGCGGCGGAGGTTCTGGACCGCTTCCTGGGCCTCGCGGGTGGCTTCGCCGTAGGTCATGCCGTCCTCGCAAATTGTCCGTGAAGCTCGGTTGCGGCACGAGCATATGCTGCGTGCGCCTCGCTGGCGGATTCAAATAAGCCTAGGTGCCGCCCAGCCCCATTTGATGAAATCCGGGCCTCCCAGCGACGCCCCTCGGCGTGCCAGCTAACACCCTTAAAACCGGACCGGTTTTTTCGCGGTGTCGTGTTGCGGCAGTTTTCCGCGCGGGATGCGAGTCGCAAGTTGCACAGCCTGTTATCGGAAGGATCGGAGTTTATGTGGTCAATTTCCATTCCTGGGGGGATTTCACCGACCGCTAAAATCCATGCCGCTCGATGCGCCAGAAGTCGTTGCCGCTGTATGTTCAGCACAACGTACCCGTCTTTACGCTTGTGGCCGACAGGGGAACCAGCGCGCCACCTGCCAACCGCAATCCGTCGCGTCACGACGCCAGTTTCCGGACAATAGCTGACCGCTTCTGCAAGTTGTTCGCGCGTAATCGTCGTGCTCACTTTGCCCTCCGTACTCCGGTGGGCGGCTTGCGTTTGACCTTCTTGGCGACTTTCGGAGCAGCCTTTTTGACAGTGGCTTTCTTCATCGCGGTCTTGATGGTCATGCTGGGCTCCTTGTCAGGGCTTCACGCCGTCCCGATTGACGGGGCGTGGCGTCCACGTCGGAACAGGCTTGGCCGCCGGTTGATGGACGGGACGGCGTGAACTGGCCCGGCGACCGGCTGTTGGGTGGGGTAACGCGAGCTGGCCCGGAGCTTGGGAGGACGGGCCAGTGCGAGGCAAGTGCCGGTCGCCGGATACGGATGCGCCCGCGACGGAGGGTGTCCGTGCGGGCGCAAACTGCGTAGCTTAGTGATTTCTCTCCGCTGATTTGTACCGCTCGTCAAGCGCCTGTTTTCGGGCGCGCTCGAGGTGCGCGTCGTTGGCGTCGAAGTAGGTCACGAGATAGTCTAGCGCCTCCGTCAGATGCGCCACGAACGCGTCGCGCTGCTTGCCGCCGGCGCTCCAGCCAGCGTCCGACATCGCCTGCGTGGTGTTGCGGTGCGGGAACGTGAGCGCGGCGTGGAAGGACGCCAGCACGCGCTCCCGGCGCTCCGCCTGCGGGGCGGTGTTCCAGTGGCGGGCGATGCAGGCCGACGTGACGGCGGCGATCGCACAGTCCGCCTCGCGAGCGCAGAGCGCGGCATCCCATGCGCGGGCGTGCGGGTCAGCATTGCCGCCGTCCACCCGCTCCCCGCCGGCGGATCCGCCCTGACCCTGCCCGCGCTCGATGAGGCGCGACAGGCGCACAGCAGCCCCGTGGTGGCTTGGCGCGAGATGGCCGGTCTTCAGGAGAGCATGCACGCACCAGCGGTCCGCCGCAGGCTTGTCAGCCGACCGGGCGTTCCAGGTGTCGTCGAGGTAGCGCTGGTAGGTGTAGCGGGGGGCGGTCATCGCGATCCCCCGCGGCGAGGCTTCACGCGGCCGTCTTGCTCAAGCGTGGCCACATGCTCTTGCAACAAGCCCTGAACCTTCGGGCATTCGCAAAGCCCGACGCCCGCAGCCTTCGCGAGATGCAGCGTGTCGCGCTTCAGCCGATCGTACCCAACGCCGGTCAGATAGACCACGTCGCCCGTGAACTGGGCGTTGACCTTTCCCACCAGCCAAGTGCGCACATAGACCCTGCCGAATTGCTCCTCGACGGCCTTGACGTAAATCGCGGTCCGATCGTGCGGTGAATTCCAGCGCTCTGCGGTTTCGTCGATGGGCCGGTTCGACGCCATCGCTCGGTGCGCGTACTCCAACTCTGTCGCGAGGTCGTGAAGATCCTTCTCGGTCGGGAAGAACTGCCCCGACTCCTGCTGTGGCCAGATGTCGATCGCTTCCAAAGCCACAGGGCCGGGAAAGCGCATCAGCATCTTGCACAGCCGCTCAGCGCCCGCCTTGGCGGCTTCCGCGCTTCCGGCGACGCGGGGAATGGTGACCCGCGACAGGCCCGCCAACGCGTTCATAATCCGCGAGGGCGCCGCGCTCTCGGGGTGATGACTACGCCCCACGCTTCTCGAACTCGCTGGCGAGACCGCTGAAGATGTCGCCGTCAAGGACGCGCGCAGATGCTTGCCGATCGGCTCCATACCCTTTTCCCCTTGTGAATTTGATCTCGTTGCGCACCCACGTGCGGAAGCTCGCGGTTGCGTCCGCGATTGGTGTGGCCCGGCTGATGTGATGGTCCCGCCACGCGCCGAAGATGCGCAGCGCATCGCTTGCGCCGAAGCCGTGCTCGGCAGCGAACGCGGACATCGCGGCTGTGATCTCGCTCGGAAGCGTGTGATCCGACGCCAGCTGCTTGCGCGTGCTCGCGCCTCCCGAACGGAGTGAGGGAGTTCTAGAGGTTTGAATCACTGGTTTGGGGGGCGGTGTGCCCCCGGTAGTGGGGGCGGTGTGCCCCAGGTCAGGAACGTGTGCCCCGGGGGCCTTGCGCACCGGGGGTGTGTCGCCCCCGGTCGTTTTCTTGATCGCAGGCAAGGCTTCGATGGCCGAGACGCTCAAGGCGTACTCGTTCGTCCAGCCGTTCCGGCATTCACGCGCGCCAACCTTGACGGCCAGACCTTCCGCTTCGAAGGCCTGTAGGACACGCTTTGCCGTCTTGCGATCAATTTCACAGGCGTCAGCCATGGTCGCGAAGGAGGCGAACACACCGGCGCCGTCGTCGTTGGCGTAGGACGCCAGCGTCATCAGCATGATCTTGCGAATGGGTCCGCCGCACACTCGGGTGCTGACGATCCCTGTCAGCTTCCAGCTCACGGGCGCCTCCAAACAATCTCGCCGTTCATGCGGCGATGCCCGCGGAAGCCCTGCGACGGGATCGGGCGGGTCTTCCCTTCCCGGCGGCGCTTCTGCTGGCCTGTGCGGCCGGCCTGGCGGTCAGCCTTGCGGATCTGGCGGATGTCGGTGCGGGTCTTGTCCTTGGCGCACTGGCCGCAGAGCAGCGTGTCAGGCTTGGCGTCGTTGCCGAGGGCGACGGGGAGCCAATGCTCTGCGATGGCGTCGCGTCCGAGGCGTGCGCCACAGGGGCACTTGCCGTGCTGCTGCAGGGCCATGGAGGCGCGCTCGCGCTTCGTGAGGGAGGCGCGCTTCATCAGTCGGCGCTCAGGATCATGCGCGTCAGGCCGACCAAGAACGCAAGCACGATCATCACCATGCCTACGGCAAGGCCGTACTTGAACTCATCGATCTGCGTAATCACGCCGGCAATCACGGAAATGAAAAACACCCAACAGCCGGCCAAGCCGAACAACGCTATCGCTTTGCTCATCGCGCCATCTCCTCAACGCCGCGATCGGCCTTGAAGACAAATCCGCGCTGCGCCGCGAAGGCGTGCATGAACTCAATCAGCTCGCTCATCTCGGGGATCGTCATCTTGGACGTGCGCGCGCCAAGCACGACGAGGCCGGGCTCAATGCCAGGGACAAGGCGCTGGCCCTTCATCGCCGCCGTCAGAAGATCCTTGAAGTCTTCCGGCGACAGATGCTGGCCGTGCCACGGCATGCCTTGCGACAACTCGCCAAGCATCGCCCACATTTTGCGGTTTTGCTCGTCGCTCCGCTTCGGCGGCGCGAACGTCGCGGACCATCCGTCAGGGCAGTCCTTGACGCACTCATGCGCGCGGCGACGGCTTGCTGCGTCGCGGAGGGTAACGTTAACGCCCTCAGCCATCACGCAGGCTCCAGCTCACGCGGAAGCGCTTTCAGAAGGCGGGCATACTCGGCACGGAGCGACGCGCGTGCGCGCTCGTCCACCTTGCCCATGTTGTCCTTGTGAGCGCCGAGCCAGACGGCCAGTTCGTCCTGCGTCTCGCATTGCGCGAGGGTGTCGGCCATGAGCTTGGCGAGGTTGGCGTCGCCTTTCGGCGGGGCGGGCGCGCGTTCGGCGCGGCCGGCGACAGATGCCCCCTTCTCGCCGTCGTCATCCTCATCCTCGGGATGCACGCCGCAAATCGCAAGAAGCGCGTAGCGGCGCGCATAGGTCATCGCTGACCCGGTGTCCTGCGGCGCCTTGCCGAGAGCGCACACGGGATACACGCCCTCGATCTTCTGTCCGCTCGTGTGCTGCAGCGTGGTGAGCACGACGAGCATGTCGTCTGCGATGCTCGTGGTCTGGAACACCGCGACGCCGTGCTTGTTGAGCACAGGGCGGAGCGTGCTGATCACCTCGTCCAGCGGGGCGTACTTCGCGCGCGCGCCCTTGGTCGTCTTCGCAGGCGTGGTGAACTCAAGCTGCGCTGCGATCAGCGCTTCCGTGATCCCCTCGTGCGTTGTCGGCTGCGTCCTCTGCAGCTTCGCTACGTTCCCGTCCGCCATTGTCTGCCTCCTCCAGCATGATGCGCAGCGCCTCTGCGGCGCGGATTTGCCGGTGCGCCCTTGCATCGAAGGCGTCGGCGATTTCAGCGGCCTGCGTGCGCCGAAGCGCTGACGGCAGGCCGAATGCGTACTCACGCCCACGACGCGCGGCCTCGCGATCGATCTCCGCGCCGTCGATGCGGCGGGTGATCATCGCTTCCACGATGGCGCGGGCTTCGGTGCGGTTCACAGCCCCGCCCACCGTGCGGAATCGCGATAGCGCTTGCGGTCGTGGCGCAGGGCCTCCGAGACGCGCGGACGCGGCTGCAGCGGCTTGAAGAACAGAGCCTTGTGAGCCGGGCAGAATGAATCCGTTTCGTGCGTCGTCGGGTGGCCGCAGTAGAGCGGGCGGCCCCAGGTCGAAGTGTCAGACACCGCACGGCACACGCCCCATTGAATGAGGTCGAGCGGGATGTTCAGCGGATCGACCGGAGGCGGCGCTTCTTCAACGACGCGATGCTTGATCGTCGCCTTGTTGATCGGCGTCGTGCGCGATGTGCGACGGCCCTTGGGCTTGCGCTTCGTCGAACGCGCATAGAGCGCAGCTTCCTGCCGTGAACTGGCCCGCCGCGAGAGGCCGATGCGACGCACCTTGCCGCAGATCGCGGAGCGCGTGCGCAGGATGCCGGACTGCGAGAACAGGCGGCGCGAGATTTCCGCAGCCGAAAGTCCCTCGCCTTCCCAGAGCGTGCGCAATGCGTCGAGTTCTTCTGGCGGCCAGTCGCGCTGCTGACGATGCGGTTGCATCACTTCCTCCCCTTCGCTTTGCGGTTGCATCACTTCCTCCCCTTCGCTTTGCGGTTGCATCACTTCCTCCCCTTCGCTTTTTTGAGAATGGCCGCGAGCTTTTTCGCTTCAGCGGCGGTGACGGTGCGGCCTGCGTCGGCGACGACGCGCTTGCGCTTGGTTGGCTTGAAGGCGCTCATCGCGGCAGCTCCCGCCACCAGCGAACGAGCAAACAAAAATAAATGACCGGCAGTGCAACAGGCCACGCCAAGGAAGCCAGCAGCAGCATGCAGAAGGTGCGTCTCGTGTCAGCGTAGTGCATCGCGGACAGCACGCCTGTGATCACTACAAGCGCGTAGGCCGCAAACACTGCAACCGTTTGCTCAAACGTGAGTCCGCCAAGCCCCTGCTCGATCATGCCCAGCACCCCACAAGCAGGCACACGAGGCCAAGCGACAGCGTCGCCATGACGCCGAGGGCTATGGGGTTGGGCCGCCAGACGGGGCGCTCGCCTTCACGCAGGCGGCGCTCGATGTCGGCGCGGATCGGGCCGGGCATCAGACCGCCTCCCGGCGCGCGGCGCGCTGTTCGGCAAACTCAACGAGGATCGGCAGGGAGACATATTTGAACCCCCGCCCCGCCGCCGCGTTGATGATCCGGGGCCAGTAAGCGGCAGGGATCGAGTCCCGCTTCACCCACTGCGCGACGCGGTCATATTTCAGCCCAAGGTCTTGGGCCGCATCGGAAACTTGGGGCCAGAGCGCGAGAACCTCGCGGAAAGATTTGGGCGGTAGAGTGTTCGGCATGACGGCGACCGTACATAGCGTACAACGTAATTGCAAGCCCCGCGGTGCCCCGCGCACAATGGGTCAGTCTAAGCGCCGGGGGATGAGTTTGCATGACCGTCTCAAGAAGGCGCGAGAGGCGGCTGGCTACACTGAAGCCACGAAAGCCGCGGAGGCGTTCGGCTGGAACGCCAACACCTATCGATCGAACGAAAACGGCATGCGCACATTTTCGCGCGAGGCCGCGATTCGCTATTCCCGCGCATTCCGTGTGTCGCTAGAGTGGCTCTTGACGGGTCGCGGTCCCATGAAGGCCACCCGTCGGGGGACTCAAGTGATCGGGACAGTCGGGGCCGGGGCGGCCGTTTTCCCCCTTGATACCGGGGGTTTCGATGAGGTTACAGCGCCGTTCGATGTACCGGACGACGCCGTTGCATTCCAGGTGCGGGGCAACTCCATGTACCCCGCGTATCGAGAACACGCATATGTGATCGCCCGTCCGCTCACGGACGTTTCCGACGCTCTCTATGCGCGCGCGGTCGTCACGCTTGAGGACGGCTCACGCTACCTCAAGGAAGTGTTGCCCGGCAGTTCTCCGGGGCTCTTCACGCTGGTCAGTTTCGCGCCCGGCGTGGCCCCTATAGCGGATGTTCGCATTACCGCCGCCGCAAGGGTAATTGGGTCAGTCGAACCCTAGCCTGTACATTTGGTACTTGACGTAGGTTGTAGGTGGAGTACTGTCCTCCCATCGCTTCGATGGAGGACGAGATGGCGAACAGCCCCCTGCCCTTGGCCGACGAACTGGCCCTGCTCCGCAACCGCATTGCAGACGGCTCTCCGATCCTCCCGCGGGAGTCGGAAGTGCTGACGCGTGCGGAGATCGCGCTGCGCACGCAGGACAGGCTGCTCGCTGAAGTCGAGAAGCGCCGGGAACGGGAGGCGAGCGATGCTTGACCGCGCCCGCCGCGACGCCGTGCGTCTCGCCCTGCTTTACGGACACGACAGCCAGTGGGCCGTCGCTGCTCGCGCGCTCGTCGCGCGGCTGGAGAAGGAGGCGGGGCTGTGAAAGCGACGCTCTACTTCCTCGCGCTCGTCGCCTCGACGTTTGCCGGCGGCTTTGTCGGCTCCCTCGCAATCCCGATTGTCTACGCTGCCCTGGAGCGCGTGTTCTGATGGCTTACGACCAAGGCGTGCGCTCCGCCTCCACGAGCGCCTTTGAAGCCGCAGAGATGGAAGCCGCGCGCCGCGAGGCTGCAAAGCACGACGATGTGCGCGAGTACGAACGCGCACTGTCGCGGCTCCGTGAAGCGCTGAACGGCATCGACTTCGTTGTGCGCAATCCGACGTTCGGCAATCGCTCGCCGGAAGAGCGCGCGCATGATCGCTTCCACGAAGCGGAGATGGCGCTGCTCGATGTGCGCGCCACCTGGAATGCGGCGATGAGGCGAAGGCATGACCGACGACCTCCCCGGCGGCCCAGCGTCTGAAACAGAGCGCACCATGATGGCGCAGAAACTTGATCGGGCAG